TGGGACCGTATGCTGAGGCCATACTACCTGAAACGTACCAAGGCGGAAGCTGCCCCCGACTTGCCTCCTATCACGTTTGCCGGAACTCCCATCGACCCGGCAGATCCGGACTCCCCATGTTACGTTCAGCTCGACATGACGCCGGAACAGGCCAAGGCTTACCGGCAGATGGAGGATCTCGCAGAGGCAACGCTGGAGTCCGGCAAGATTACCGCGACCGGCCAGCTCGCGGAGATCACCCGGCTCCGGCAGTTCGCTACCGCGAACCACGTACACGGCGAGGGTAGGCAGCATCTGATCCCGACGCTGCCGAGCAACAAGATCGAGTGGCTACTAGACTTCATGCAGGAGCGCGAGGGTACCGGCCAGAAGGTTGTCATCGCCAGTAGCTTCTCCAGTATGGTCGAGCTAGCGGCGGACACGATCAGGCACCAGCTGGGTATGGAAGTCCTTACCCTAACCGGCGCGACGAGTGACCGGGACAGGTCTCATCTCGTGGCGCGGTTCCAGGATCCAGCCGACACCTGCCAGGTCGTGTGCCTGAACCGGGACGCGGGCGGTGAATCGATTACCCTGGACGCGGCCGACGAAATGGTCGTGCTCGATATGCCATGGGTCTCCGACCGCGATGAGCAGCTGAACGCCCGCATCCATCGAGTCAGCCGAATCCATCAGGTCGAGGTATACCGGCTGGTTAGCGTCGGTACGATCGACATGATGCTGGCCGGCCTTAATGAAGAACAGCGCGCGGTCGTAGCCAAGGCGAGCCCGCGCAAGCTATCTCAGATGCTGAAGGAGAAGTCGTGACTAATCCGATCCACGTCACCGGCACCCCAGAGAACAACTCCGTAATCCCGGTCAACGTACTGCTGTACTACCCGGCCGGAACTTCTGATGAGGACATCTTCGACGACGTCAATGACGCCCTAGCTACCAGCCCGAACCTAGTCAGCGCGTACATGATGCTGAGCGACGGCTTCGGCCACCTGGTTCCCGACGACAAGCCGATCGCGTGAGCAGTGAAGAGAAGCGCCTTGAGCGACACCGGAGATATAACAGGAGTTCTAAGGGGCAGGCTCGAAATCGCACGTATGAGGTCAAGCACCCCGAGCGTAAGGAAAGATGGGAGGCAGCACGAAATGCCATCAGGCCGCGATCCGGATGGTAAGTCCGAATTCGATCTTGACAATGAATGGTATGAGGCGTTCGCCGACAAGGTACACCAGTTCGGCAAGAAGTGGCCAGAAGCGCTAACTGATGAGGAGTTCGAGGCAGCTATCGCTTATGCTGACTCGAAGGTGCGACGCCCCGAAAGCGAGAAGTGGGACGAATGACTACAATCCCGCGCCGGGCGAACGTCACGCTTATCCGCCAGGAACTAATAGACACGTACGGCTTCACGTACGACGAAGCCAACGACATACTGTTCTATACGGCGGACCACTGGCGGACAAATGGGCATAAGGCTTCCGAGTGGAAGACTCCTGATACGGAAGGGTTCATTACCGTCCGTTACCACGAGCTGTCGCGGTTTACTGTCGAAGATCATCGAGAATTTCCCGTAAAACCCCTAGACGGGAGACGCCGCATAGGGTATAATCGGGGGAGTAAGGGACTCCCTGATCGCAATCGACAGGATGACAGAAAGGGAAAGCATATGCCTCCTGCCACTCGTGGACGCAGGTCCACGACCCGACCGGCACCCGCGCCGGAACCAGAGCCGGAACAGAACGGCGAGGTAGTTGACTTCCAGAGGTACCTGGACAAGGATCTCTCCCCGACGATGGCGGACTTCGTGACCTGGTTCGAGGACAACGTGGCCAGCCTGGATGACGTTCCGGTCGACAAGATCCTCTCTCTCGGCGCTGGCCTGTACGGCCACTTCCAGAGGTCCGAGTTCAACGTCAGCCGCCGGGAGGCCCGCCGGGCATCCCGTGCCCCTGAGCCCGAGCCCGAGCCGGCCAAGCCTGCCCGTGGTCGTCCGCGTCGTGCGGCTGCCGCACCGGAACCGGAGCTAGAGCCAGAGCCCGAGCCGGCACCGGCCCGCCGTGGTCGCGGACGTTCCAAGCCGTCCACCGCTGAGGCTCCCTACTAGACTCCAGGCCCGGCAGCCTTTAATCCCCTTTTCGGCTGCTGGGCCTGGTCCCGTCCCAGGCGGCCAGTCCCCGCCCCCGCAGGCCCGCTGGCCGTCTGGGACCCACCTGTTAAGTACCAACCGGAGGTACTGGTGGATAACCTGCCGATTCTGCGGACTTCAGAGCGTAGCACTTTCAAGCGCTGCGCTTTTCGTTGGTGGCTAGAATACCGTATGGGGTACCGTCCGCGAGACCCGCAGGCGGACGCGCTATGGTTCGGGATCGGTGTTCACGAAGCCCTGGCCAAATGGTACCTGAAGGGTGCGCGGCGTGGCCCGCATCCAGCCTACACATTCGAGACCTGGGCCGGCGACGAGATTGCGTTCGCAAGGACCTACCTTGACGAGACGTTCGATGAGCCGGTATGGGTTGATGCTACCGAGCTAGGCATCGCAATGCTTGAAGAGTATGTCGAATACTACGGCCTGGATGAGCAGTGGGATATCATCTCGGTCGAGCAGCAGTTCCGGGTACGCATCCTTCACGAAGGCAAGCCGGTCGCCTACTTTACCTCTCGCTGGGATGGCGTGGCACGGAACCTTGAGGATGGCCTTATCTACCTGCTAGAGCACAAGACCGCGGCCCAGATCGTATTGGCCTATCTTGAGCTTGATGACCAGGGAGGCAGTTACTGGGCGGTTGCCTCCCAGCTTCTCCGTAACGCCGGAATCCTAAAGCCTGACGAACATATCGAAGGGATCATCTACAACTTCCTCCGGAAAGCAAAACCGGACGAGAGGCCGCAGGATGCCGAAGGCAACTACCTTAACAAGGACAACTCCGTCTCCAAGCGGCAGCCTCCTCAGGCATTCTTGCGACACCCAATCGAGCGAAGCCCGAAAGAACAGGCTACTCAGCTGCAGAGAATAGCTGATGAGGTCGCCGTAATGAATGCCGTCCGCAACAAGACGATCCCCCTCACCAAGACCCCGACCAAAGACTGTCCGCGCTGCCCATTCTGGATACCGTGTCAACTTCACGAGCGCGGGAATGATCATTCCTTCCAGGTTGTTCTCAAGAACAACTACCGTCAGATAGATCCCTACCAAGATAACAGAAAGAGTGCGTGATGCCACCAACACGAGGGTTGCGAGGCGCAAGGCCGGGAACCCAACGACAATCAGCAAAGCAATCAAGGGAAGCGCCGCTCTCCATGATGGAAGCGGACGTTGAGATCCACGAAGAGAGCCTGGCGGAATCCGGACCGACCGCTCCGGTCAACATCCTCATCCACGGGCCGTCCGGCCACGGCAAGACCCTACTAGCAGGCGGCGCGGCAGACGGTTCCCGCAACGTCGCTTTCCTCTCAACCGAGACGGAGGGAGTGGCCAGCGCCCGCGCCGTCGGTAGCCAGGCCAAGCTATGGCGATGCCCATCATGGGAACACGCGGTTGCCGGAGTCAAGAAGGCAGAGCGCGAGTTCACGATCGACGACTGGATCGTCGTCGACTCCGGCACCAAGATGCAGGAAATGTATATGCGGTGGATTCTGGAGCGTGAGAACCAGATCAACCCGCAGCGCGACCTCGACATCCCGGCGATCCAGAACCACCAGAAGTACCAGAACGGCTTCAAGCGCTGGACTGACCGCCTCATCGACGGCCGGTTCAACGTTATCTTCATTACTACGAGCATGACGGCCGACGACGCCGAAGGTGAGGAACGTATCATCCCCCACCTCCTGGGCAAGAAAGGCGAGATCTCTGACTATGTCAGTTCTCAGTTCTCGGTCGCCCTGTACTATTCAGTGGCGCGCGAGTCCCGCGAGATGCGCGGCGCGATCCTGCGCCGTGCTCTTGCTCAGCCGTACCCTCCCTGGTACGCCAAGGACCGTTATATGGCCCTCGGGCGGTACTGGGACGTGGAGGATGGCGACTACTTCGCCATGTCGCGGATGATCGAGGCGATCGACAAGGCAAGGGGAGCAGATGCCGGCGAGGAAGCAGCAACGCCAGTCCGCAGCCGCGTCCCCCGTCAGGCTCGCCGACCCAGACACTCAGAGCAAGGAGTGGCTTCATAAGCATATCCTAAAACGACACCCCGGCGTCCGGTTCGTAACCTGGGGTGACCACGATGCCAACCACCGCCTCCAACAAGAAGTTCTAGATCACATCCACGAAAGGGACTAGCATGGTTCGCATTCGACAGGAAGATGTCGAAGACCTTGACGTCGAAGAACTCGACTCACTCGAATACTCCACCGAGCAGTTCGACAGCTACGACGGCGAGGTGCCGCCCAAGGACACCGAGCTGACCGGCTACCTCCGGAAGATGTGGTGGACCCGTTCCCAGAACAACGACCCGATGATCAAGGTCCTCTGGGTCGCGGCCGAGAACGATGGCGACCTGGACGAGTACAATGGCTGTCCGTTCTGGCTCAACCTTCCGCTCATCGGCGGCGCGAAGTTCCGCTGGGCACCGTTCTTCGAGACGTACGGCATTACCCTCCGGCAGATCAAGAAGCGCGAGATGGACCTGGCCGACAAGGACGACCAGAACGGCGCACCAATCAACAAGATCGGCAACTTCCGCCCCGGTGAGGAAAACGACGAGGCCTGGTGCCGGATCATCTCCACCCGCGAGCGCTACAACGGCGAGTGGCAGCCGCGCGTTGCCGAGTGGCTGCCCTACGACGCTGACGGTGACGAGGCAGACGACGATGCCGAATCCGAGTATGAGGATGAGGAGCCTGAGGAGGATGAAGAGCCTGAGGAAGAGCCAGAGCCTGAGCCGGAACCGGCGCGCGGACGCGGACGCGGTACCCGCTCCA